TTGCAGGAGAAGGCATACATCACCTCTCAATTCAGCGGTTGATATCACGGTCAGGAGTATGAGAGAAAAAGCTACTTGAGCTGCATTCTTTGAATAGCCCATTTTCATCAGGTATTCTGCCGTTTCCTCAGCTATTATCCATGCTTCTGGACATCTGTGACAACTATCCATACCTTTAAAATCGCCTTCGAGCAAGTGCGGATGTTTCTTAACCATTCTAACAAGGGAATCAAACTGCATCGAAGTGGCATTGAAACCACCCATTATACCAAAATTCTTATCCTGGTACATAGCCTGAATCAGCGGTCCTAAAAACATATGAGAAGCAATTAACAATTCAAGTTCGCAGGCCATGAAAAACCTTATCTTGCCAGTCTCTGTTTTCTCTGTGGGAAGGATTTCATCTTTCCTACACCACCTTGAGACAGTAGAGACTAATTCACCTGATGCTAACTTTTTAATCAATTCAAGTGTACTCAAGTGTATGCTTTCATCCCACTCTCCATCTCTTGGGAACAATTCCTCTCGCGTCTTGGGATTAGTTCCAGATGATGTACTGCGATCAATACCCTTAAACAGGGAACCTTCAATCCCGTTGACTGCATCGACGTATGACAAGGGTTTGAGTTTATAATTGAGCGGTCTATCTGCGTAATATTGTTTAACCACAGCTCGAAAAGATTCCATGTCAGGACCATAATCAGGAGGTGGTTTGAACTTCTCAAATTTGTGTTGCTCAGGTGTGTACCATACGCCATCTTTTTCGAAAACGTTCTTACCAAGCTGTATCGACGACATAGGCTTTTCAAACTCACCAACCAATGTGTCATAGAGTTTACTCTTGATCATTTTCGAATGAGGCAAACCACCTAAATTGGTTCTGCCTATGTAGTAAAGAGGCATTGTCGAAGGAGCAAATCTCCACTTCGACTTGGGGTGTAAAGGTTCTCCCGCCTGGAATTTCATGTGACCCGTTGACAAAGACAACTTATTCACCACGAACGGCGAGGTATTCAGAGCTTTCTCTAACATCCCTAAATCTACCATTTCAGCATAAATGAAGCTATTATTCATGGCTATGTGAGTTCCAACAATACAAGCGCTTCCTCTGGCATCTTTCATCAACCAAGGCAAGCCACAATCACCAGCCTTGGTTGTCATGTGTTCCCTTGGAATGGCTATAACTTTGTGTGCCATGTTTTCGAGAATTGTTTGATTGGTAATGACATGAATTTGCATGGGGACTTCCTTATCGTATCCCAATACGACTCCCGTTCCGACGTGTGGTACTTGCTCGGCAATGAACTTAATAACACCATTCCCTGGCATAGATATACCAGTTTTAACCAAATAAGTGTCACCAACAACGCGAGGACCCATTTCAAATGGAAACACAACATCACCGTGTTTCAGCATAGCGGTATCTTTCATCACATGTGCCTTAACCATGAAATACCCGGGTTTTATATACAGGGCGTGTCCCATCTTCTTTCCGTCTTTGTTTACGCACATCACCGTGTTGTTTTTAACGATGGAAAGCATATCATTAAATGTTACGTTAGCTGAAGCCTGGGATCTTACACCACCGCCACCCAAGAATTCTGGATAATATACAGCTGGATTGGCTTTGAAAACTTCGGGTAATTCATCTTTGGGCATAAAGTCGAACATTTGAGTATCGACCTGTGCTTGGGCCAATTCCTTGCTCTCCAAAATGCCGCCTCGATTGCGACTAGGTTTAAAGAGCATATACACATGCCTTCCTACTCTGTAACTAGTGTACAGTGCCAAGAGTATCTTG